CGCACCGGTTAAGCCCTGTCAGAAATGGCGGGGCTTTTCATTTGGGCGCAATGTGATACCGTGGCCGTCCTTGCAAGAGTCCAACAGAAGGATATCCACAAATGGCCGAAAGACCACGCTACCTGATCATTGCCGTCCTTGGCTGCGCATTCCTCGCAGCAATCGCCTGCACATTCGCCATGGCACCGAACATCGAGATCATGCGACGGCCTATCGCGTTCATGTTCCAATACGTCCTGGCGCCGTCTGCCGAAACCATCGCCTTTTCGTTCGCGTTCTACCTGCTGTTCGGCCTGACCCGCTATGCCATGCTGCGCGTCATCGATACGACCTATCGCGTGCTGTTCTCGACACTGCCCGGCGCCGGCAAGCTGACGCTGAAACAAGACGGCCTGCTGTGGGTTGCGCCTGATCACCAGATCCGATATCTTGCGATCTAAGCCAATTGGCCTGACGCTCTATACGCAAGCCCTCAGACATCACAGTCTGGGGGCTTTTTAATTTCCGAAACCGTGATACCGTCAGCACATAGGACGGCCCAGAATTCACCCTTCGTCCATCGTGCGAAGGAATGGGCTCACCAGGTTGTCTCAAAGCGTGTGGGCTTTGTCCTTCGTCCCCTCGGCATGCAATGGTGAGTAAACGAGATCAAGCCCGTGGGGTGCGTCCTGCGGGCTTTTTCGCACCCATTGCCGCGAGAGGTCGTTTCCCGTAACTTGACCGTGAAATCAAGGAGTCGGGCAATGGCCAAGGGATACACACCGCCTAGTGAATATGGCGCCACAGGCCTGCGGCAGTTCTCGGGCTACGTCCGCGAGGAGGCTCTAAGAGAGCTTTCTGGCCCGCTTGGTATGCGGATGTATAGGGAGATGAGCGAAAATAATGCCGTCATAGGCGCTATCCTCTTCGCCACCGAAATGCTTCTGCGCTCCGTTCCCTTCCGCGTCGAGCCCGAAGACAAGGCCAATGCAGACGACATAGCAGCCGGTGAATTTGTCACTGAGTGCATGAGCGACATGGAGCAGCCGTGGGCGCACATCCTGGCCGACGTGCTGGGCTTCATCAAGTACGGCTATCACGTCCGTGAAATTTGCTTCAAGGTCCGCGGTGGTGAAAACCCTGAAAACCCTGATCTGAATTCCCGCTATGATGATGGCCTGATCGGCTGGCGTAAATGGGCGCCACGTCCGCCTGAAACGGTGCTGCACTGGGTATTCAATGACGCGGGCAATGCAGTCGCCTTGGTCCAATTGTTACCCACTGGGGGGCCACTTCTGACCGTGCCGCTTGATAAGTGCATGCACTTTACGACCACGATCAACAAATCCAATCCAGAAGGTCGCTCTAGTCTTCGGTCCAGCTACGTATCGTACTATTACGTCAAGCGTATCCAAGAAATCGAAGCCATTGGCATCGAGCGCGACCTCTGCGGCGTGCCGGTGGCATGGATTCCCATGGAGGTGATGGACCCTAACGCACCACCTCAAAAGAAGCAGCAGTATGAAGCGTGGAAGGCTGCCGTGCGCGACGTGAGTAGGAATGCTCAGGAGGGCTTCGTCTTCCCGCTGCTGTTCGACAAGGAAAAAAACCAGCTCTATAAGTTCGAGCTGATGAAGTCGGCCGGCACACGGTCTTTCGACACTACCAAGATCATCGACCGATATGACATGCGGATCGCGATGACGTTCTTGGCTGACTGGCTCACGCTGGGGCAGGGATCGACAGGGGGCCGCGCCTCAACCGGTCAATCGAAGAACAAGACTGACATGTTCTCGAAGGCGATTGGTGGCTATCTCGATCTGATCTCGGCAGAGCTAAACCGCAAAGCCGTGCCTGATCTACTCAGCATCAACAGCATGAAAGGCCGCTGCATCATCACCCACGGGGATGTGTCTCGCACCGATATCGTTGACCTCTCCACCGCCGTCATGCAACTTGTCCAGGTTGGCGTATTCACTCCTGACCCTGATCTTGAAGCGCACCTCCGCAATGAGTTCGGCCTTCCCCAACAGGACGGTGAGGCGAGCGACGAACTCAACGAGGGCGGTTCGTCCCAAGATGCTGATAATGCCGACACGCAAGGTGGTGACACGGACAATGGCACTCCGCAGGGTGATGGCCAGGAACAAGCCACGGTGGATGACGAATGAGCCGGTGCGAAAATGGCTGCGTAGCGCGCAAGTGGCCTGATTTCGGACGCGCGCCGAACTTCCCGAAGATCACCAAGGCTGGCGATGAGCCTATCAAGCCGTCTGACTATGAATGGCTGCTGGCCATCGCTGACAAGGTGAAAGGGAAGGTGCGCGCTGCATTCCTGAACCTCATCGAGCAGATGCGCAACGAAGCCGACATGCAGGCGCTCAGGGACGCTCTACAGTCAGGCGATATCACGCGGGCTATGAGTGCCCTGGGCATGGGCGACAACTTCCCGTCTCGTCTCAGTACTGCGATCAAGCCGCCATTGGAAGACGTGTTTATCGAAGCCGGCCGCGCTGCTGGTGATCGAGGCGTTCAAACGACGACAGGGCAAATCTCATTCGGCTTCGATGTCTCCAATCCCCATGCCGTCGATTTCCTGAAAAACTACGACATGGATTTGATTCGCGAGATCAGCGATGAGACGCGCGCCGCAGTAAAGCAAGTCGTGCTCGATGCCTTTCAGCAGGGCGGCCATCCCTATCAGCAGGCCAAGACCATCCGGCAGATCGTCGGGCTCACCAAGCGCCAGGCCAAGGCTGTCACGAATTTCCGTGCCGCACGTGTTGCTGAAAACCGTCCTGCCGCTCAGGTTGATCGCATGGTGGCGAAGTATGAGCAAAAGCAGTTGAGGCTGCGGGCTGAGAACATCGCCCGTACAGAAACGATGCGGGCCTCGAACGCTGGCCAAGACGCGGCCTGGAATCAAGCTGCTGACAAGGGTTTGATCAATCGCGCGACGTTCAAGCGTCGATGGCTCGTGACGCCTGATGATCGCCTATGCGTCCTGTGTGCTGCTGTGCCGGCGCTAAATCCCGATGGCCGCAAGCTGGGGGAGCCGTTCATAACGCCAGTCGGGCCTCTGATGTACCCTTCGGTCCATCCTCAAGATCGCTGCATCCTCGTTGCGATGCCGTTCTAAGAAAAAAGCCCCTGCGCATTTCTACGCAAGGGCTTTCATTAATAGCGGATCGACGGGTTTGTCAGTGGGCAGCATGGCTTTTCCGATGGCTCGGAAAGTTTAACTGTCCCGGCGATGCGTTGGTGAAAAGAATATCCTCGTCCTCAGCGGCGCCTCCGCATTGTGCCATCAGCGCACTTTCGCAAACGACAGAGAACGAGCACGAATAGCGGTCGCCGAACTTGACCGACTCGAGAAGCGACATTTTTGCGATCACGGACATGCGTGATTCTCCTGTGATGTTTGGAGGATTTTGCCTTTCGAGGAAGGATCAGCGCGCCGGGATGGACATCGGCAGGCAGTCGCTTCTTGTCGCGAGACGGGTTGAGACTGCCACGGATCAGCCCGATAGGCAAGCCGCTTGCAGACTCGCACTGTTTAGGCTTATGAAAAGGACGAGGCCCCAAGGAGCTTGTAACTCCAAGGGGCCTGATTTCCGCTGTTACGACCAGCGGGGGCATTTGCAAATGCGATCACAGTATCGCGTCTCCCCCCCGAAATTGCAATAGCGGCATAGCGCCCTATCTCCCACTTTTTTAGTGGGCCGGAGAGCACGCAGCTTCGTTGCGCGTGCAGATCAAGCCGCGACGCGCAATGCCTACAAAAGTGAGCGGTGAAAAACCCGCAAAATCCAATCGGTCATTCATGCGGCTGATCTGGAAATGCCGTTACGTTGAATTGGTCCACAAAAGGTGATCGCGAAACCTACCTGCCTGAAAATGGCGGACCGCATGGATGTGCTCTTGGCTCCGGTCGAAACCTCAGGGAATCGAAAAGTCATCGGGTTGCGATTTGTCCGTTTGGGCAAATTGTGCCCGTACACCAGTCAAGTTGCCTTGGGAATTGATATGGACAGAAGAAACTGGCTAAGCCATAAACACCTCGAAACCACCATAGCGGATAGCAGCAGTAACGGGGTGTAGCTCATAGCCTAGAGCACCGTCTGAAAGATGACGGAGGTAGGAGGTAGCGGAAAATCCTCTCACCGCCGATAGTTGCTATCGGGCCGAATGGTGGTTTCAATTCCTTCGTAAATGCGACTTATCAGCTTAAATCGCGCTTCTGCGTCAAAATGGCTGCGCACATCCTGGCTGCCGTATCTTCCATAACCTGAAAGGCCACAGCCCTCTCGTCAGTGAAGGCGAATTTCGCAGCTGAGGCTTGGGAGGCGATATGATCCATGATGATCAGAAACACCTGATCCTCGCGGCTCAAATCACCAATGTTGATGCTGCCCACTGTTTGCCGTACTTTGCGAGGAATCGAACAAGGAGATCAGGCTATGGGTATCAGGTCGTTTCTGCAAGCGCTCCGCAAGGATGAGCCCGGCGTTGATGATGTTCATGTGGCATCGACTGATCAGGGCAAGCCTGCCAAGAAACCCTCGAAAGGCAAGACGACGCCTGAGGGTTCACCGAAGAAGGGCGATCTGGTTGAGGTCAAGTCAGACGCGATGATCACGAACGCGCCCTGGACTTCGAAGGTGGTTGCGGCGGAAGGCTATCGCGTCAAGGTCGCCTTTGATGACGGTGATTGCTGGTATGACCTCGATCCGGCCAATCTGGAAGGTACGACGCAGAAGGGCGAAAGCACGCTGTGGCAATTCGCCAAGGCTGAGCAGGCCGACGATCAGAACGACAACCTTGACCCGGCCAGCCAAAAGCCAGGAACTATTGAGGCATCCTCAACAGTTCAGCCTCGCGCACTTCGCCCGCTGGATGAGCAGCGCTCGCATTTCCCGTTGCCCCATGATCCCAACGCCCTGGCTAATCTGCGCGAGGATCAAAAGCCGCGGTTCTATGGCGCGATCACGGATGGGCACAAACTGCCAACCAAGATCTTTGCCATGTCTGATCTGACCGGCACGCAAAACCGCGTTGATACCGACAAGGTTCAATCAATGGCAGCGGCTGGCACTGCACACAGCAAAATGCCTGTCGTCGTGACTAATGGTGGCCACAACCTGATTGCAGACGGTCACCATCGCGTTGCAGCTGAATGGCTGAATGGCGCCGACAAGATCACGGCCCACCACAAGGACATCACCGAGCAGTCGAACGAAATGAAATCGGCCGGCCGCGATGCTGTGCAAATCATCGTGCCGATCACCAAGACGGATGAGGCTCAACGCCTGTGCTTCGGCTGGGCATCGGTCGCCAAGATCGGTGACGAGACGGTTGAGGATTGCCAGGGTTCGCAGATCGATATCGAAGACCTCGAAAAGGCGTTCTACAATTTCACTGAGGAACACCGCAACGCAGGCGAAATGCACGGCGACTATGGCCAGCAAAATGGCTCACTAGTCGAGTGCATGATGTTCACCCCGGAAAAGGAAGCGCTGGGCATTGTCGCCAAGGATGAGGCCGGCGAATCCATCTACGGCGCCTGGATTGGCTTTCGCGCCTCGCCTGAAATGTGGGCCAAGGTGCAGTCAGGCGAGAGGAAAGCCTTCAGTTTTGGTGGGTGGGCGACCAGAGAGGCCGTCTAGTCGCCTTCATGATTCCGTGATATCCCGATTGCATCAACGTCGGGATGACGCGGAACAGGAGTCGAGACCATGGCTGAATCGCACAAGCTGAAGAACCTGTCGGTTCACGAGGTCTCCTTCGTTGACTATCCCGCAAACCAGCATGCCAAGATCAAGCTGACGAAGCGAGCTGAGCAAAAGCGCGATTACACTGCCGATCAGCGGAAAGAGATGGAAGCCAACGGCCAAGCGATGGAGGGGGGCGCCTATCCCATCGCTGATAAAGAGGATCTGCACGACGCAATTCAAGCGTTCGGCCGCGCCAAAGACAAAGCCAAGACCAAAGCCCACATCCGCACTCGTGCCAAAGCCCTTGGCGCTGAAGACATGTTGCCAGACACGTGGGATGGCGAATCAAAGATCGATGACATTTTGAGCCTAGTTAAGGGGCTTTTCAGCAAGAAGGACGTTCAGAAGCTCGATCTGGACGGTGGCGCGGTTGGATTTGATCAGTCACTTGCTTGCTACGGTCTTTCTGATCCGATGTGGCGCGCAAATGGGGCTCTGCAAGCATCCATTGAATCTATCATTCAGGACACGAGTGGCGCGGATAAATCTGCCCTCTTGCAACAATCCTGTGATGAGTTCACAAACTACGTTCAACAGCTTGTGGCCGCGGCAATCACGAAGGCCATCCCTAGCTCTCAGGAGATCGTGAAAATGTCCTTCGCCGTCAAAAAGTCCCTCGGTTTGGGCGCGGATGCTTCCGAAGCTGAAGTGCTGGCCAAGTTTGCCGAAATCCAAAAGTCGGCCGCCCTGGGCAAACTGACCGCCAAGCAAAAGCGCTACGCCAAGGCGATGCTGGGTGATGAAGCCCTCCTGAAGTTCGCCACTCTGACGCCGGCCGAAAAGGTCAAGGTCATGAAGGCGAAGCCCATGCCGAATGATGAAGCCGACGACATGGACGATGAGGACGAGGAAGAAGAAGACGGCGACTCCGAGGCCGATAAGGCCAAGAAGGCCGTCCTTCGCAAGGCCAAGAAGGCTCCCAAGGCCAAGGAAATGGACGACGATGAAGACGAAACGCCCGAAGGCCAGAAGAAGGCCCGTCTGCACGCCCTGGCCAAGTCCAACCCGGAAGTCGCCGAACTGATCCGCAAGTCGGACATCGACGCCATCGAAAAGAGCGTTGGGGCCAAGCTGGCGTACCTGGGCAAGTCGCGCGAAACCGCCGAACTGCTGTACGACCTGCAAATGAAGGCCGGGCGTTCGCTCGCCGAAAAGGTTCAAGACCTGCTGACCCGCGCCGGCAATGCCGTGGCCAAGGGTGGCATCTTCAAGGAATACGGTTCCGAACGCGCCTCGACCGGCACGACGGCAGCCGACGAACTCAAGGCCATCGGCGCCGAAATCCAGAAGAAGGACTCGACGCTGAAGGGTGATGCCGGCCGTGCGGTCGCCATGACCAAGGCGCGCCAACAGAACCCCGAGCTTGCCGAGCGCGAGAAGTCGGAACGTCAATCGGCCAACTAACGGCCTAACTCAGGAGTAGCCAAATGGCTTGGGAAGACTCAATGCCCGCGATGCCGGGCCAACTGGCTGGCTCCGACATGAGCGGCATTACGATCACGCTCACCGGCCTTGACGGCACGGGCCAATATCTGATGGTGCAATTCAACGGCACTGATGACACGCACATCCCGATCACGGCCAACACGCAAGCGCCGTCTGGCGTCCTGCAGAATAAGGCGAAGTCAGGTGGCGCCGCCGCCGTGAAGTGCCTAGGCATTTCGAAGGTCATGGCGTCCGCTACGCTGATTTCCGGCAATATCGTCGGGCCCGATGCAGTCGGCCGCGCCATCAAGCGCACCATGACTGCAACCGGCGCCGATACCGGCAAATACTACAACGGGATGGTGCTCGAAGGTGCCACAGTCGGCGCGCTCGCCACGATCATGCTCTTCCCGGCGCAGATCATCTAAGTTTTGGGTTCGCCAGTGTCGTGAGACGGGGGCAATTCAAATGCGGGAGTGAGGCGTTCTTTCACCCCCATCTTTTTAAGCAACGTCGCGAGACGTCACATCCTTTAGGGGAAAAATACCATGGGTCAGCCCACATCAGGTGACGTCCACGTAGACGAGGCGCTTACCGACTTCTCTATTGCCTATATCCAACTGGCGACGAACTTCGTGGCCGGGAAGGCCCTGGCCGTGAAGCCGGTGGACAAGAAGTCGGACAAGTATTTCGTCTTCAACAAGGACGACTGGAACCGCGACGACTCCGTCAAGAAGCGCGCTCCCGGTGAACGCGCTCCTCGTTCTGGCTTCCGCCTGTCGACTCAATCGTATGACGCTGATGCGTGGTGGACGGAATGCCCGCTCAGCGACATGGTTCAGGTCAATGCCGATCAGGGCCTCGCGCTCGATGTGGCCTGCACCAAACTGGTCACCCAGCGCTGCCTGATCCGCCGTGAACGCCAGTTCGTCTCCACCTTCATGGTGGGCTCCGTTTGGGGCACGACTGTCACGGGCGGCACGGACTTCACAAAGTGGGATGACTATTCGTCGGATCCGCAAAAGGACATCGACACCGGCAAGAAGGCCGTGTGGGAAAACACCAGCTTCGTGCCCAACAAATTCATCGTCTCGTACCCGATCCACCAAGCCCTGAAGCGCCACCCGGCGATCAAGGACATGATCAAGTACACGTCGAGCGAATCCGTCACCGCCGAAATCATCGCCAAGTACCTCGAAGTCGATGAATATCTGGTCATGTACGCGATCTACAACACGGCGCTCGAAGGCTTGGCTGGATCCTATACCGGCATCAACATGACCTCAGCCCTGCTGCTGTACAACGATGGTGACCCGTCGCTCATGTCGCCATGTGCCGGCGCCCTGTTCGCCTGGACCGGTCTCACCGCATTTAACGAAAGCGGCGTCGCCATCGAGCAGTACTATGACGTGACCACGAAGGATGACGTGGTTCGCGGTCAGTTCGCGCACGACATGGAAATCACCGGGTCGGCTTTGGGATATTATTACGCAACGGCCGTATCTTAGGTCATTGTTTTTATAAGGACTTTATCTCATGAGCGAAGACGATATGCAAGCCTCTGAAGCGGCGTCTCTTATGGCTCTCGCCATGACTGATGCCGTTCCTGGCTCCATGACGCAGCCGCCCGTCTTCGGCACGTTGGAAGCCGTCGTGCAGGCGCACATGACCTTCAATGGCAAGCGTCGTCAGCCCGGCGATATCCTCTCGCCTGAGGAACTCGCCACCACCACGCACGTCACGCTTGGCGCGCTGAAAAACCAGAACCTCATCACGCTCCAACCGGAAGGTGCTCATCGCCATCAGAAGGGCGTTGCTGCTGAGCTGGAAGAGTTCGAAGACAGGCTTGCGCAAGCAGAGGCCGTCATCGAAGGCCAGAACACCAAGATCGACGCCATGACGCACGAAATCGCCTCATTGAAGGCGTCCCTCGGGCAGGCGATCGAGGCGGCTATCACGCGCCGTGAAATGCTGGCAACCAATGATCCAAGCGCCCTGCTCGGCGTCTCGGGCAAGAAGCCGAAGGGAGCCTAAGCCATGACGTTCAAAATCAAAGAGCCCACGGTCAACTATACGTCCAAGGCGGCGATCGGGTTCAAGAACGCGCTGATCGATCCGGAAAACGGCACGTGGTTCATCACAGCCGGTGGCGCTCCGACGAACGGGACGGCAGGCGATGGCGCCGGCTGGGCTGGTATCGGCTCGCTCTACATCGACGTTGTGAACGGCTACCTTTACATCAATGCGAGCGGCGGCACGAAGGCCTCCCCGAATTGGGTGAAAGTCGGAATCCAAACTTGATTTCTTCTCTGCGTACCAAACCATCTGCCCTTACCGCGGCTCTGGCTAAATGCCGGGGCCGCTTTTTTCATTTTATGGAGATAGTCATGATCAATAGGCTATGTGCAGCAATCCTGGCACCCATGCTGCTCCTCATCATGTGTGCTGCGCCTCAGGCGTATGCGCAGAGCATTACGAGCCCGTATTATGTCACACTCTGCTATCGAGTGAGCGGAACGACATGTACGGCAGTCAGTTCGACTTCTCCACTTCCAGTTAGCGGCACGTTAAACATTGGGACTGGAGGGCCGTCGAACTATTCTCTTGAGACGGGCGGCAACCTCGCGACGATCGCGAGCAATACGACAGGCTCGGCGACGTCGGCTAACCAGGCGACGGCGAACGGCAGTCTGTCGATCATAGCTACGAATACGACGGGGGTTGCTACCGCCGCCAACCAAGCCACTGCGAATACGAGTCTTGCGTCTATCGCTACCAATACGGGGGTCGGTGCAACGGCGGCCAACCAAGCAACAGCTAACACGTCCTTGTCGACTATCGCAACTAACACCGCCGCCGCTCCTTCGAGCGTATTCAGCGCGCAAGGCCTTTACACAGGCGG